TTTTAGCATTTAATGTATCAGGACTTAAACCTTGAGCTTCTTTTGAAACACCAGTTCTACCTTCTCTAACTGAATCTAAATAACTTAATAAAGGAAAAGCTTGTTGTGAAATTGGTTGAGCTTGTAGGGGTTGTAAAACTTGGTTAGGTGGTTGTTTAGTTCTAACGATTCCACCAGGTCTAGTCGTAAGTAGGTCATCCATATTAACCATACCATCCATGATTGCAACTCTGTTGTTATTTGTTAAATACATATTGTCTAACAACTGTCGCATCACAGTAGATTTCATTAATTGAACATCTTCAACTAATTCTGAAATTGATCTGCCATAAAATCTGTGTGGCATAGGAATAGGAGTTACTGTAACAAAAGGTGCATTATCACAAGGTGTATTAGATAGGATATTAGAACCTTGATCTCCAGCTGCTACAACTTTTCTTAACTCTGCAATACCATCACCATCATAATCATATTTTACATAACACTCATAAACTAAAACTTTTTCTGTTGAACTATCTGTTGAAGTGCTAGTTGGATAATCGTCTATATCTCTCATCCTTACAACTTGCTCAGTATTGAAAACATCTAAACTTGATTTTGGTAATTCATCAACTTCATCTTGTGGATAACCCATCGAAACTAAATCTGATCTTGTCATTAAAACTTTATGAGCTACAAAATTTGCATCATCAATCGTCTTAGCATTTCTTTCAATTAAAAATTCTTCTGGCGGAACACTTTCAATTTTTACTTTACCTGTTTTTTTAATTCTTTTAATTTTACAATTATATAAATCAAAATTAGGTTCTTGAACTTGGCTTGTGTCCATACCTTGTAATTTATATTGTTCTAAAGTTGCTTCAAATTGTTCTCTAGCATCTTCATCTTCAAAAACTTCTTCTTCAACAAATTCTATTTCGTCTTTAGTATTTTCTAAATCTTCTTTTTCTTGAGGTGATAAATTTTCGTAAGTTTCGTATTCAACTTTTTCAGAGTCGTCCCAATAAATTTTTAGGAAACCATTTTTTTCTATTAGAGCATCTTTAAAAAAATTATATAATAATTGGAAACCATTATTTTCTTTGTAGAATACATGATTTAAATAAGCTGTCGCTTGGTCTGCCATAGGAACATCTTCACCAGTCATAGGTTCGCAACGAACAACATTATCGGAAGCTGTGAATACTCTTAATAGATTTGGTAATAGACTTTCAATCGTATCAGATACATCTGTACTTACTACTTGTGAACGACCATCTATCTCTGTTCCAAGTTTATCACCTAAATAATATTCTAAAGATTTCTTTCTTTGCTCTGAAAGCTGTCCACCTAAATAACCTAATCCATTTGTGATCTGGTTGCTTATTAAACTTTTTAATTCTATATCTGATTTTTCTTTTTGATCTTTATTTTTTTTTGCCATATTAAACTATATAATTTGTATTAATTCTTATCGGCTTTTTCCAATCCGATCTTTCTATAGGTTCTGTAACAGCACCATATCTTATCGAATCACAAAAGTGAGATGCCCAATTGTGTAGAGGTTTATTTCTAAAGCAATTATTTTTTTCATCCCAACGTTTACAATATGACTTTAACGCTTCTACAAGCTTATTGCAATTGTTTTTATGAAAGTAGCATTTAGGCAACATTCTTCTAACTTGTTCAATACCGTCTTCTACACTAAGTTTGGGTGCTATGTCAAATTCTAGTCCTAATTCTTTTGCTGTTTCCCATCTTGATTTATTAGTGCCAATCTCCCTAACTCTAATATCATGGGGTGCAATATGTTTTGAATATTTGTAAGGTTTACTATCTATGATATTAATGTAGTGTTCTAAACCCTCTCCTGAGTTCTCATAACAATCAATAATTCTAATTTCGCCACTAGGTCTTCGTTGTGCAAAAGTTATTACGGTACTGTCATTCATTCCTAAGTCCCACCAGGTTTCAACTTCCAAATCATCCTCTATATCAAAATTAGTAATATTGCCTTTCTTCTCTAATTCTTCAATCGTAGATCCAAAGTAAGAACCACTTATTCCAGCTTGGAAAGAACACTCAAATTCTTGAGCATAACTTTCTGGAGACATAGTTTGTTTCGCAGCGTCTAGTTCGTCTTGAGCTATAATCTTAGTTTCACTAGCTTTGAATACAGCTGTGAACCAATCATTATTCTTTTTAGCTTTTTCATGTAATTCGTAGAACCAATTTCTTCCCATTGGCGTACCTATAAAAATGGCAAAGCCTTTCCTGTCGGATAGACATGGTCTTAAAATGGTATCGAAAAGGTCTGGCGAAAGATTCTGGGTTTCATCACAAACTATACCATCAAAGTATTGACCTCTTATGGCAGCACTATTCTCACCCCCTAATATCTGTATTCTGGAATTGTTAATTGGAAAGTCAACTCTTAATTCTGACTCATTAAACTTAACTCCTGGAATTGTGGCAGAAAATTGTTTCATGTAGTCCCAAGCTGTACTTTTGCCTTGCAGACGGAATGGAGAGATGAAAGCGTATCTAGGATAGGGTTTACTGCTTGTTAGAGCCGCTCTGATTAGGTGGTTGATAGCAAATACGGTCTTACCCCCCTCGATGAACGATGACTACGTTAAAGCGGTTTGTGTCGCATTTCTCATGCAAAAAAATTTTGGATTTTTCTTGGTGAATAAGGAATGACTATTTGTTTCATATTTTAAAAAGCACCCCCCCCTAATGTAAAGTTTTGTTTTGATTTAAAAAAATCTTCTTCCAGGACAAACTGTTCTTTAATAAACAATGAAAAGTCTTCAGCATCAGCTTTATCTTTGAACCCTTCAAAGTGAGTAATAACTATTGGTTTTTTTGTTACTTTATTCTTGATTATAAAGATCGTTGTTTTTAAGAATTTATCATCCATGTGTTTATGCCTTGTATCAATATAATTTTAATCGGTACCTCTAAAAATGGGTATACCCACTTTAAAACCCCCCCTATTTACCAATTAGCTTTCATTTATCTAGCTTTTATTACTAGTGATAATTACAGACTATCAATAGTAATATTTCCGATAATAAATGATTATCAGAATGTTCGCTAAATGTTCTTATATTCCTTTCATATTGGCTATGTTTTTACTTCGTATGTAATATCTTGTAACTTTGTGTGTTCTTTTTATAACTCTTTCAATACTATCAATACTTCTAGAAGGTTTAGCAAAAGAAATATTCATAATTAATTCAAGGTTTAGACCATGAAATAGTCAAAGGTTCGTTGCTTTCTGATTTAATTGACAGAGTTTCAGCAGCTTTTCCAAACTTCTTTGGTATAATTTTACTTGCAGACCATTGAGAAGATGCAATTGTTAATTTAAATAGATTGACTAAATTTTGACCTGCTTTGGGATCTAACTCACCAGATTCAATCTTTGCTTCTAATTCTAATCGTTTATCTTTTAATGAGCTCAATTCTAAATCAATCGCTAATTGTTTAGCCTGGTTATATTTTCATCATTAACTCATCTGAGTTTAATAATTCTTTTCTAAAGCTGCTCCAAGTGTATTCTATTTCTGGTCTTTCAAATACTTGCCTAATAGTCAAACCATCTGCAATCAATTCCAGGATTTGTTCTTCTAGTTTTCTGTTTAATTTTCTTGGTCGTCCTGCCATAATATTTTATTTAGGGTTACTGGCAGAGTTAGAAAGAAAGGGAAAGACTCCACCAGTAACAGTTATATAACTAATAGACCAAAGCAAGGGAGCTAGTAGCCTTCAACATTATTACCACAACATATAGATATTTAAAAGCTTTAAAAGTCGAATGGCTTCTTAATTGTATTAAATGTTCGTTTGTCAAGTGTAAGAGGGTTTACCTTTACTTTCTTATCAAACATTAATTTGTCAATAATTCTCATGCAACAGAAGCTGCCAAACAAAGCATTCTCTATTATCCAATGCATCTGAGGAAATGAGAGCATACCATTTTCAAAGTCGCTATTTATCTGATTAACTATTTCAATCTTTTCAGGGGGGGTATAAGTGTTATTATAACTCAGTTGAAGGGGTTCATTTTTATAGTAATATAAATCATTCATCTTTGAATCCTTTTAACTTTTTAAATCCCTTACTATTATTGTTATTACTATTATTGTTATTACTCTTATAATGGTACCCAAATTTAGGGTAGTCTGGTTGCGTAGATTTTGGGTAGTCTGGTTGCGTAGATTTTGGGTAGTCTCTGGGTAGCATCAAACTATATTTGTTGGCACTTGATAACCTGTGAACAACTAAGTAGCCGTTCTCTGTGAGCTCCTTTTTTTGCCTTCTGTAATGTATTGATTGATATGCCTAATTTCAGGCACAAATTGGAGTTTCTTAGGTTCCTATAATTAGCCGATAAGCTCTTTATATAACAAAATAGCACTTTTGCGTCATTTGATACCCTATTATCATAAAACAGAGCATTTGGGATCATAACAAACCCCTTTTTAAGTTTATTCATATTCCTTTTTTTCATCCTTGCTAGACCTCCTTATATACCCAAATTTTGTGTAGTCAATAAAGAACATTAAGTGAACAAAATAATTTAATTATTTATGCTTTTAATGCTTGACAGTATAGAACGTATATAATACAAGAATAGTATGTTTAAAACAAATCAATCAAAGGAAAGAAACATGACAAAGTTTAAAACAAAAATACAGTATGTAAGCTGGAACGATTCAATTGTTGGATCTAATAAAAAAGCAGACAATTAAAAAAACTAAAACTTAGAAAATACAAGGCTACATTTTAAAAG